GATATGGTAAAAAAACTATCAGAAAATTAAAAGCAAAAAGAGCATATGACAAACACAAAAATCGCACTTAGTTTAATAATACTTGGTATAATATTGTTGATACCTAAATTTTCTACATCTGATAGTTGGAATGAATGGTTAAAAGATGATTTATATGAAGAACAGTTTTTAGAACAAACTGATGATATAATCATTAAATCACCTTATCGTGCAATAGATGGTGGTGATGTTCCTATTGTTATCACAACAAAGTCAAAAGACTTAATTAAATTTACTTTAATTATAGACGAGAATCCAACACCTTGTTGTGCAACATTTGAATTTGTAGGTTTATTACCGTATATTGAAACTAATATAAGAGTAAATGCATACACACACTTAACTGTTGTTGCAGAAGATATAGATGGTAATTTATTTTATAATAGAAAGTATATTAAGGCAGCTGGTGGTTGTTCTGCAACACCAATAGTTGATAGTAGTGTACCAAAAGATAGAGTAGATATTATTGATGATAAATTACATTTTGATAAAAAGAAAATTCAATTCAATCACCCAAACTATTCTGGACTACAATTTGATCAATTAACTAGAACAGAAATACCAGCAGATTATATTGACTCTGTTGTTGTTAAAACAAGTAAAGGTATATTCTCATATGAGGGAACAATCGGTATATCACAAAATCATTACTTTATTTTGTTTAGTGGTGATATAGAAAAAATAGTATATACTGATAATTTAGGAAATAATTACGAGGAAAGTTATGAGTAAAAAACAAGACATTAAATTAGATAATTTAGTTACTGTAAAACCAATTACAGATAATCAAAAGGTAGTCTTTAATGCCTGGAGAAAAGACAATAAGAATTTGTTTTTGTTTGGTGCAGCTGGTACTGGAAAAACTTTTATATCAATGTATCTTGCATTAGAGCAAGTATTAGACCCAAAAACTAAGTACGAAAATGTTATCATTATTCGTTCAGTTGTTCCAACAAGAGATATGGGGTTTCTGCCTGGTGATGAAGAAGATAAGTCTGCATTGTATCAAGTACCATATCACAATATGGTTCAGTTTATGTTTGAACAATCAAGTGATAATGCATTTAGTATGTTATACGACAGATTAAAGAATCAAGGTAGTGTTACCTTCTTGACAACTTCATATCTTCGTGGTATAACATTAGATAACGCTGTCGTAATTGTTGACGAATCTCAGAACTGTAACTTTCACGAGTTAGATACGATTGTTACAAGAGTTGGTCAAGACAGTAAAATTATATTTTGTGGTGATTTCTTTCAATCAGATTTGACCAAGATGAGTGAAAAAGAAGGACTACAAGATTTTATGAGAATATTAGAACAAATGAAAGAATTTGAAACAGTAGAATTTACAATAGGTGATATTGTTCGTTCTGGTTTTGTTCGTAATTATTTAATAGAAAAAACAAAACTTGGTCTAGGAGAGTAATATATTATGCAAAGTACAAAACAAAGATGGGATTGGAGAATACAAGAAACATTAGTGAAAGAAGTATTAAGACTTGAACCAGAAAACGAATATATTAAAAAGTGGTGTGAGATGGGAAATCATCACGGTGCGAATATTCGTAAGGCTAGAGATTATTATTTAAAACACGGAAAATCACCAGAAGAAAATGGCGAACACCCAAAAGGAAGTTGTCAATAATGAAAAAATATTTAATAATTGCAAGTGTTATTGCATTACCTTTTACTAGTAATGCAGAACACATACACACTAAAGACTGTAATCACTCAAGAGGATATTATGCAAAACTTGGTTATGGTTTACAAGACGGATTAAATGGTGGTAACAATGCATCAGAGTATGGACTTACTGTTGGTAAGAAACTAAATGATGTATTCTCTGCTGAAATAAAAACAAGGTTAAAAGTAAAAGATAGTTCTACCAGTAATGACCAGAGAGCAGAATTTGCATTGATAAGTTCTAAAAAAGTTTATGGTAAACTTAGTATGTACATACGAGGTGGTGCTGGATATAAGTTCACTAGAGATAAAAGTCACGAATACTGGCACATAGAGCCTGGTCTAAAATATAAATTAAATGATGTCTGGAGTATTAAAGGTGGTGTAAGATTCAGAGATAGTTTTGATTCTATATACGAACAATCAGACACTACATATAAGGCAGAGATATCTTATAACCTTGATAAGAATAATAGTATAGGTATCGGAAGTAAATTTAAAAGAGGTGATAGTCAATATAATGCAATAGGTGTGAGTTACAAGGTAAATTTTTAAGGAGAAAATATGTCTGAAAGATTAAGTAAAAACTTTACAGTTGCAGAATATATTAAATCACAAACTGCAACACGACACGGAATAGATAATTCATTAAGTGAAGAACATTTACAAAATGCAAAAAAGTTATTTGCAAATGTTGTACAACCAATAAGAGAAAAGTTTGGTATAACACTCATTACATCTGGGTATAGAAGTCCAGATTTAAATGCAAAGATAGGTGGTTCTTCTAAATCACAACATTGTAAAGGTCAGGCGGTTGACCTTGAGTGTTTAAAAGAAAGTAATGCAGATGTGGCTATGTGGATAGAAAACAATCTAGATTTTGACCAGCTCATTTTAGAGTTCTATACACCAGGCGACCCTAGAAGTGGGTGGATTCATATATCTTATAATGAAGATGGAAAAAATAGAAAATCGGTATTGACAGCAAGTAAAATAAATGGTAAAGTAGTATACACAAAAGGATTAAATGTATAATTACTTACAATGCAAAATATATTTTCAACAGGCATAGAAACATTTAAATTAGAAGGTATAGATAATGAATCAATTATTAACTATTCAGAAAACAATTCAATCAGAAATGGTGTGAAAGAAAATAAAGATATACTTACTAATAATATATTTACAGAATTAAATAATGTTGTAAAAATAAAAATGAATGAGTATTATAGTAAAATATATAATGACAAATATAATATGGTAGTATCACAAGCTTGGTCAAATGTTAATAATGATGATTTAATAACAGAACCACATAATCACAGAGAATCTTTTATATCTGCTGTATATTATCCTTTGGCAACAGACGGTCACATTTCATTTTTAAATCCTATGCAATCATTAATATCTCATCAATCTAATGATATGATAGACGAGTTTAATGAATATAATAGTGATTATTATAAATTTAATGCTAGAACTGGACATCTAATAGTTTTTAATTCTATGTTACAACATTACATAGGTGACACTAAAGAAAAAAGAATATCAATAGCTTATAATGGAATTAATAGAAAATGTTAGATAAAAAAGGTTATACTCAAAGAGAATGGGATAGAGTTGTAGGTTATGGAAAAGTACCAGATGAATATAAGAAAAAGAATGTTCCAACACAAAAATAATTTAGATATACCAGACATAAGTGCTAAGACTTCTGATGGTATAAGGTTATACGAAACACCAGAGGGTAAGTTTTATCCATCTATTACTACTGTTTTAAAAAACAGAGGTAAAGAAGGTTTATTTGAGTGGAGAAAAAGAGTTGGTGAGGATGTTGCAACTTATGTTTCAAGAAAATCTGCAACAAGAGGAACTCAAGTACATCATTATTGTGAAAAGTATTTAGACAATGGTTATGAGAACAAAGATTGGAATGAATATAAAAAAGGTAGATTTCTATCTTATTGTTTGTTCTCACAACTAAAACCATATTTAGATAAAAGAATTGGATTGATACATTGTCAAGAAAGAGCATTATGGCACGACTTTTATAAGATTGCTGGTAGAGTTGATTGTATTGCAGAGTGGAACGGAGAGTTGTCTGTAATTGATTTCAAAACAAGTACCAAAGAACGAGAAGATAATTGGAATGAGAACTATTATATACAAGCCTCTGCATATGCAGAGATGTATCAAGAAAGAACATCACAAGAGATAAACCAGATAGTTATATTAGTGGTTACAGAAGACGGTACAGTTCAAGAGTTTGTAAAAGATAAACATAAATATTTGCATCTACTTGACAAAGAGTTAAATCTATATTATAATACTGTAGAGACTGGTAAATGACAAATTAACAGTTTGTTCATATAACTTACAGAAATGTAATTTATAGATATAAAGGATACTTGACGAAGACGACTTTGAGATAGACTGGACGAGGGGGCAGTACCCTCCACCTCCACCAAAAAGCCTCTAATGAGGGGGTGAAATAGGGTAGACAGATGTTAAAGGGTTGTTGGAGAGTATGGGTTGACTTCCTTATAGGTCAAAACGATAAACGCAAACGATAACTTTGCATTTCAAGATTTCGCACTAGCTGCTTAATCTGATAGGGTTCGGTGAGTTCCTAGTAACAGAATACTCACCATTTAATAATGAGTGGTCTGCGGCCCAAGGCAACCAGCACTCCAATACTAGTTAGGAGAATAACTATGGCTTGGTCAAAACCAACTATTACTGAAATTTCAGTAGGTCTTGAAATTAATTCTTACGCTTGCGCTGAGAAGTAATTTCGCTAAATTGGGTGGGGTATAATACCCTTGAGGTTTGAACCCACCCTTTTTTATTAATTTTTATTAGATTGTGAATACATTATGACACCAAAAACATTTTCAATATACATAGAATCTCAAGTCAGAGAGAAAAACATATCACATATGGATGCAATATTAGAATATTGTACCAAGAACGAAGTAGAACCAGATAGTATAACTGGTCTAATCCAAAAACCACTTAAAGATAAAATAGAAGCAAACGCAAGAGATTTAAACTTTTTACCTAAAATGGGTAAACTACCAGTATGATTCATATTATGGACGCCTTTAATGCATTTAAAATTTATATGGGTCTGAAAGCACACTTCAACTCAGACTATGACTTTACAAAGTATGGTGGTAAAACCAGAGCTAGTAAATCAAGTTATTTAAAAAGAAAAGACAAACACTTTTTTGGTAAAGTTGCAAGAAAGTATGGTGATGAAACTCAAGACTTTTTTGTTTCTAATTTTTTAAGAAATGAAAAAGGATACATTGGAGAGTTCAATGATAGGAACTTTACAGATTGGAAAAAAAGACATCAATCATTAAGATATATGTTTGAACAAGATATGAACTTGTTGTTAAATCAAGTTACAGATTTTAATAAATTATTTACTGTTGAAAACGGACAACACCCA